TTTTCTAAATATTCTTTCTCCTCTGGTGTTGTAATTTTACCACCATGAAATAACGCAGGATTCTGCGGAACATCTCTCTTTCTTTCAAGCTCTTCCTCAATTTTCTTAAATTTTTCTGCGTCTCTCACACTATGCCCAGTATATAATTTATCTATTATTTTATTGGTAGGGCATAAGTCATGCGTTTTATCTGTAAAAATAACCACCCAGACATCTGTTTCACTACCTTGTGTGGTAGTTACCTTCCATTTCTTAAATTGATGTACAGCCTTATCAAAACCCTTTGATAAATACTCTTCCATCTTATCTTTACCTAACACCTTCTCCTCCCCATCTTCAAGTGTCAGCAACCAAATAGGTTGTTCAAATAGTTCAGTCTTTGGATTTTGACCTCCATCATTTTTCTGAACTAATTTCATTATTTTCTTCGTCATTGTAATCACCTCCTAGTTCTTTGTCTGCACTCTCATGTGCAACATTAATATAATTGGGAAACTGCATTTTGTTTTCCTCAATAATTTTTACATATCTATTACCCAACATTTCTTTCGCCAATCTCTTCCCGTTTATCTGTCTCTTCCTTATCGCTTTCGAACCATTTATTAACATCGTCTCTGTGGTAACGGACTCTACCTTCCAACTTGATGTACTTTGGCCCTTTGTTATTTCTCCTCCAGAAGCGAAGAGTATGCTCTGATATTTCGAGTAATTTTGATAATGTTTTTTCACTGACCAACTCGCTTTCTATACTCAACCTAGCCATTAAATACCTCCCTTAGTGGTATCAACACAAACTTAGATTGCTTGTCATCTCCACCCATTTTCTTTGTTTTAAAATACTTGCGAGCAAGTGATTTCATTTTATCTGTTGGCACCATTAACATTGCATTAACCTCTTCATCATCAGCTAATACATGACACCACCAATCAGCTTGAGTAACAGATATGCCAGATTTTTTTCCACGACATTCATATTCAATTGCTATGTTCCCTGTTTTTCTCCACATGTTTCTTTCTGTTTTAACCTCAACCTTTTTATTCTTAAATATATCTGAAAGTTTATTTTCAAATATCTGTCCATATTTTAAATCTATATCAAATTTATTATTCATCATTTTATCATCATCTCCGCTCGTTTGTTTGCTTCCTTTGTTTGTAATAAGTCAACCCACTTTTTAAATGTGTTGTATTTAACTAATGCTAAGTTTTTATCCTTTCTTGCTTGTCCTAGTGCATCTATGTGCTCTTTGTACTCTTCTTTACCCTTTGCATAATACTCTGCTTTTGTAACAGGTAATCCTAAGTCTAATTGTTCTGAAACTAATTTAGCAAGTAATGGTTTGGTAGCATCATCTAATATTCCAAATGCTGCTTCCTTCTCTGCCCAATCATTTCCAAATTTTTCTAAACTATGCATTAAAACACTAGGGTCAAACCGATTGTGCTCTACATATGTTTCAACCATAAGTTTTCCTCAATATTCTTTCATTTAATTTTTCTTTACAGAAATCATTGTAATGCTGTTTGTGTTCAGCCAAAGTATGACATCTTCTGCACAAACCAATAAGGTTACTTGCAGTATCTTTTTTACCTTTTGGGTCACCGCCAGAACCCCTGTTCTCAAGGTGATGCACATCGCAGACAACACCATACTCACCATCGCAGGCAAAACATGGTGTAACATCTGCTGTGCTAATATCCCAAAAATCCATAAACATTTTAACATGTCTCTTCATTAAAATGGAATGTCAATCTCTGGTTCTTTTTCCTCTTGTTTTCTAGGTGGTGCATCTCTCTTTTCATCCACTCTAATATTAAGAGCATTTTCATTTTTCTTATCTTTCCACATACCTACTTGATATGGAACGCCCGGTTCCAATACTACTTTTTCTTGCACAGTAAAATTACTGTTGCCATAAATAGGTTGTTTATCATTTGTTTTATTATCGTTTTTAAATAGTCTTATATAAAACATTAATATTTTCTCCTTTGTTGATTATGTTTGGTATCTTTTGGTTTACTCTCAGTTTGAGTAAAGGTTTGGTTATGATTATCTAAATCATCACCATCTTTTTGACCATCAAGTTCGTTTTTCTCACCCGTTGCTATTTGAAATAATGAACGCATGAAACCTTTTAATACATAGGACATCGCTGCTCCTATTGATTGACCTCCTGTAATTTGTAAAATCATATTTCTTCTTAATGGATAGTTCCAAGTGTCACCACTTTGATGAGATAATATAAACTTGTAAACAATATGAACCCATGCGGACTTATCATTTGTTTTCATTATTTTCATGTCCTCTTCATCTACATTAATAATTAATCCATGTTTTGCACAAAGAGGATTTACTGCCATCAAAAATTGGTCAATACTTGCGTAGTTATATTTTTGAAAATTGTTAGTATCATTCCTAGCTAATGTTTTAATATCAGTCATAATTAAGTTTATTGAATTAGATATAGACTTAGGCATCTTAGGAATAATAGATTGTTCCTCAAACAAATTCTCTCTCTGTTCTCTTACCTCTCTTATATCGTATAAGTTATCGTCATGTATATCATCGCTCATTTTTGTTCTCCTTTTTTTCAGTGTTTTTTATTGATGTCACGATTGAGTCTTTTAGTTTTTTTTTCTTGTCTAAAAGTAATTGTAAATCAATATCAACATTCATAACATCTATTTCATTTTCAGCTTGTATTAATTTAGAAACATATTTTTCAATATGTTTAATAGTCTGGTCATCAGCTTTTACTTTTTTCAATTTTCCTCCATCGTTTAAAAAGGCTTTTATAGTTAACTCTGACATCATAGTCCCCAAACCTTTTTTCTTGCTTCGATTAGAGTAGGAGTATTCCATGTCCAATCGTCTACATCTGGGTAAAACATTTTAGCAACCTCAAACTTATCATTACAATTGTATAACAACATATCCATTGCTCTAAGTATTGCTACTGCACTATCCAGAAACTTTTGTTTGTCTTCTATCTCAACCCATATTGCGTTAGATGTATATGTGACCTGTTTAGTTTTTCTATCTGTTTTTTTATGTGGTATTAAATACAGCAACTGTGCATCACAATTCATTATCTTACTGTAAATGCTTATTTGTCTTGCGTGTGCTGTATTAAGATTTGATGGTGTTCTTCCTGTTGTTTTTAAATCAACAATAAATTTTTCATCAGAATCTTTTTTCTTTAGTACAAAGTCTGTGAAACCATGACAATCGTATCCATCTATATTACCTTTTACTTTTTCTTGATAATTTAATAATTTGTAATCTTTTAATTCTTCACAGGCACCACGAACTAAACATGGTATTGTTGCTAACTCTTTGTCATAGTCTTTCCAATCTGGATGACATTTTTGTTTAAAAGTTTGTACTGCTTTTTGTACTGTTTCTTCCACAGTTATTAATCCTTCCATGTATGCAGGTAGATGCTCCTCTGTTGCATTACCTCTTTCAATTGCACAACTACTTTCAAAATCATAGCCAAACAATTTACGCAATATTAATTTACATGGATTTTTACTAAAATCATTTATGGTTGACGGACTCGTAGGATTTAGTTTAAATTTTTCTAGTCCAGACATTGGTTCATTAGGTATAATCATAATCTGACACTACTAAATTTAATTAAATACTGCAATGGTTAATCGGTCTAAACAAAAAGGTAGTAGGAGAGAATATCAGATGCGTGATTGGTTTATTTCTCTTGGTTACAAATGTAAAAGGGTAATTCTCAGTGGAGCACTCGGAGGTGATTTATCTGGTGATTTACAATTATTTGTACCAAAACGAGACAAACCGCTTATCTGTGAGGTTAAGGGTAGAAAAACAGAACCTGCTAAAACTTTAATAAAATGGAAAAAAGATAGTGATATTCTCATTGTAAAGGTAGACAAACAACCACCATATTTTGTATTAGATGAAGAGACGATGAGACTACTGCTAGAAAAAGATGACTCCTAAAAGAAAAAAATTGCTCAACTTTATACAAGAGTATATAGCCAAAAATGATATGTCTCCATCCTATGAAGAGATGCTCAAACATTTGGGTTACTCACCAAAAAGTAAATCCATGATGTTAAAGATGCTTCTTGGTTTGCAGGATGAAGGCTATATAACTAGAGTAATAGGAAGACATAGGAGTATAAAAATCAATGAGCGAGAATAAAAAGATAGTGTATGTTAAGTATTTTCCAGATGATATGTTACAGGGTTGTGCTTTGTTAACTTTTCAATCTGAATTAGTTTATAGAAGAATATGTGACCACATTTATACAAGTGGTAATAGATTGTTTGACGATGAAATAACATGGCAGGTTTTAACTGCTAAATTTCATACCAATAATGATGTTATTGAGAGAATCAAATCAGAACTAATTAGAAAAAACAAAATTTATATAAGGGATGGTATAATAGGAAATAAGGGTTGTGATAAATGGCTTGAAGAAGCCAAGAGCTTTTCTGAAGCAAAAAGTAATGCAGGAAAGAAGGGAGCCAAAGCAAGATGGAATGGCACAGCCATTGATTTGCCAAAGGCAACCAACAGCCAACAACCAACAGCCAACAGCCAACAAACCACCAGACAATTATTTGAAGAATTTTGGAATATTATTAGATATAAAAAAGGCAAAGAGGAGTCATACAAATCGTTTTGTAAAATAAACTTTGATAAATTAAAATTTACGCACATAGAACTTGCTAATAAGTACAACGAACAAATGGACAATCTTCCAGAATGGCAAAGTCCAAAGTATGTGCAAGGATGGTTAACAGGTAAAAGATGGAATGATGAGGAAAGTTTAACACCTCCAGAATTTGCAAAGAAATTTAATGTTGATGGTACATTTATAAAATTTGAAAATGACTATTACTATTTTAGAGAAAAGGATAGTTTTGGCATGGTAGATTATAAATATAATAAACAAGGGAAGATTGTTCGGGATGGGGAAAAGAAGGGGTAGACCTAAAAAAAATTTACCTTTACGAGATAAGGGAACACCAGAACTAATTATTAAAAGAATGCAACTAGTTCAAGGTGGTGACCCATCTCTGTCTACAACTCCTATTGATATTTGTTATGCTAGAAAAATAATATCAGCAGAACAATATAATGCAGGTCTCGTTTTTCTTTATTTACACAGGAGTATATTTGGTAAACCTTTTCCTATATCAAATACATCAAAACTTATGTCACCGATTGGCAGTAGATATAATCCAAACAAAGTTTTTAAAAAAGATGTTCACAATTGGATTATGTTTAAAGACGTATCTGATTTTATAATTAAAGAAGCAGGCTCTAGTTCTTACAAGTACATGAAGAATGTTATAGTTTATCAAGAGCAACCGCCCTACTTACTAGAGGAAAAACCAAACCCAAGACATAACAAATTAAAAATAATGTTACATGTTGGATTAAATTTAATTAGTGATTGGTTAAATCAAAAACGTAGACGTTAATGCTTTGAGCCAAAAACTATTTCCATTGGAATAGGATTTGCTACATTACGTTTACCAAAAACAAAAGGCTCTGGATACTTAAACTCTGCATATCTATCGCCTATCTTTTGATAGAGATAAACTTTTTTACCTGCGTTTAAAATTATTTTCCAACCATTGTCTAAAAGATTTTTAACAAATGTATTGTATGGTGCTTTAGTAAAAACATCATAGTGTCTTGTTTCATCTATGTATATTGATACTTGACCTTCTTTTAATCTCGCTTCGTTTTCTATAGTAACAAAAAATTTTGATTTCTTTGGATAAAATGCTTCATCCATTGGGTCACCCTCAAGTTTTGATTGTGCGTATAAACAATAAAAACCTTTGCAAATGTCTGGTCTGTCATCGTAAATATCACAACCTTTTTTTGTTGAGCAGTTCTTACACCACTCATTAAACTTTTTAAATGGTTTATCATAGTCTAGTGTACCATCTCGTTTTTCATTAAAAATTGGTGGTAGTTTGCAACATAAAGTGCAATCACCACATATATCTTTACTCATGTTGCTCCTTTGTAGTCATAAAGTTCACTACTGTTATATTATATTAAGTGCTAGAAATTATTATCAATCTATAAATTAGACTCTCATGAAAATAAATAGGGTAATAGCAGGTCGAAACCTGCTATTGTATAAATAGTTACTTTCCATTATTTTTAAATTCTGGAAAAGATGCATTGAGACATTGAAACATAGACGCAAGTAATTTGTCTTGAGCAAGTTCATATGCTCGCTTTACTGCATCAGCTTTACAAGAAAAATAATAATCCTTTTTGTTGTTTACCAATGTTTCATTGAAGGTTAACCTCCATCTAGTCTCGGATGGATTGCCAACAATTTTTACTACATCAACTATAATATTATTATTGTAGCCAATTTTTATTGTAGTCGAGTAATGACCACTACGAACTGTTTTCATTGTCCTCCAATTTTTGAATTACTATATTAAATCTTAACCCACTCTCTTTTATTTGTAGGTCAAAATCAGCAGTGTTGTTTTGTAAATTATATCCAGAGCCACCTCCATCAATATATTTACCAGAGCCAAATAACAAATCCTGTAATTCTCTACGCAACTTGTAAGACTCTAAACCATCTGGCATAAATACTCCAATGTTTAAAATTTTGTAAAGTCAAACCACTCAACTTTACTTTCATACTATCATCAAATTTTTTTCTAGAAAAAAAAGTATGTTTACTTTAGACCAAAAAAAAGCCGCTAAGAAATTAATCCTAGCGGCTTAAATATTTATTTAGTATGCTTTGTCTCTTGCTTTTACATTGTCATATCCAGAATAAATTCTTGAACTAAAATTAGATGAATGAATATGACCTATTACACCTTCGTATTGATTGTAATAAATGTTAAGCCAAATTAAGTTTTTCTTTTTCTTTTTTCTAAAGAAATTAAAAAGCCAACTCATTACGCAACCTCCTCTAATCCGTCACAACTAAAAACTTTTAATGTTTCGTCTTCTTGTTTAACTTTAGCATCACCATTTTCAATTAAAGTTTCTGCTTCTGTTTCGTCTTTAGCATTTACATAATAAGTTCTAATAATAGATAGATGCTCAACTTGTTTAAATTTTTTCATTAAGCAACCTCCTTTATTGATTGATTAACTATTTTAGTGCTTATTATTTTATCATGTGAGTCTTTAGCTATATCTAAAGCTACTTTTTTATTAATGCATTGAATAGTTAATTCCTGTTTTAATTGTTTGATAGTCACTATTTTAAATGTTGGTAATTGCTTACCCATTACGCAACCTCCTCTTTTAAGTTATCGTCTTCTAATTCCCAAAGGCGATTTTGTATCTGCTCATTTGTATATTCATCTAAGTCATCTTGAGTCAAAATAGTTTCAGTTTTGTCTTTATTATGTAAAGTTATTTTTACATCATAAGTTAAGTATGATTTAGTAATTTTAACCATTACGCAACCTCCTTGATACCAAGTTTATTATCTGTTGCAGTAAGTCTGTACTGCGTTCTGTAAGAAACATACTTTTTGTAGTCCTTAGTATTTGCTTTTAGCTTTTCTAAGTCAACGTAAGGAGCATTAACTTTTTGTAGTTTAACTGCTTTTTTATAACCACCAAACCACTCCCAATCAAAATCTTTTCTTGTTAGTGCTTTTAATTCCTCCTTAAATGGTTTTATAATTTTATTCATTCTAGCATTGTAACTAGCTTTTCTTAAAATATATGTAGCTAATTCATCAATGTCTTTTTTGTTTATTATTCGTTTTGTAGGCATAAGACCTCCCTATATAAAGTTAATAAAAAAGGGAGCAGAACAACCTGCTCCCAAAATAATTTACTTGGCATATTTTATACTCACGATGTTAATTCATCGAGACAGGTATATTTTTATAGCCGTTAGCCTGTATTGTCTCAGTCGATACTGAAATCTCTTTGTCATTAATGTCAATCCAAGTTGTCAATCCCGTAGGACTCGTTATCAACCTATAGACTCGTTATCATTAACTTACAGACAATGCTGATAACCTTCGAGACTTTTCATTGTCGGCAACCAAGTAAAATTCTGCTTTCGTCTTAATTTACAAAGACTCATCAGTAGGCGTAACGCCTAGAGCAGAACAGCAGGGAAAAATCCCTGCTGTCTAAAATAATTTATGCTGCAATAAGTTCTGGCATATCTAATAATCTACCGCCAATCTCTTGCATTTTAGTACCTCTATCGTAGTCTTCAATAGTGTTACCAAGTGCTGTAATAGAATTAACAACTGACCAAAGGTTTGCCATTGGTTGTTTGTCATCTCTATTCATTAAGTTTTCTAAAATATTTTCGCCTTCATCTTTTGATAAGTCAAATTTGTTTTCTAATATCTCAATAACTTTTTTAGGTCTTTTGATTTTAACCTCAGATGCATCTGTCATTTTTTGCACTTGCTGTCCAAATCTGACCTCGTCACTTGTAGATAAAACTACGTCTTTTACTTTTGCAAGTAAAGCTTGAGAGTCTAACTGTTTTGCTTCATCTGAAAGTATTTCATAAACACCATCAATTGTAGCTTGACTTGATGTTAAGTGCCTTGAATTTAATCTAGCATCATTAACCACCATACCATTTAGACAAACAAGTCTATTAATAAATGGTGATATGTTAACACTACCATGTCCAACCTCAGAATTAGAAATAATAACACCAGACTCAACAACGTCACCCTTGTTAACCTCTCTTTGTAGAGATGGTAAACTAGCTTTGATGTACATTTTAGTATCTGTAATAGCACAAGATAAAATATTGTATTTCTTATCTAAAAGAATTGGCAACACTTGTTGTGCAATCATATCGTTATCGACTCTCTTATATTTGTCAGATAAAAATGCTCTTGCAGTTCCATCAATAGTTCTAACCATTTGTTGCTTTGGAGTATTTCTAAACCAATAGTTTATATTGTCCTGCAAAATACTCTTATGACCATCCATCATTTTATCTAAATACTTTTTAGATAAGCCAATCTTTGTTGCTATTTGATTTAATGCAACGTCATTGACTTTGAATGCTTCGTCAATTTCTGCAAGGTATAAAGTATTATTTCCGTTTGCATTAAATTGTACATTAGCAGTATCAACAATGACATCCTTCTTTTTTTGAGTCATTAATTGTCTTGCTAGTTCGTCTAGTTTTAATTGAGATTTCATAATCTGCTCCCTTAATTAAGTTAATAAAGACTGTTTCGACTATACTAAGTCTCATCAGAGATACTAATTGTATCTGACAGTAAGGCAGGGATAAACCCTGCCTTGAAATTATTTATCTGAGTCAAACGCAATATCTAATTCTACTCTTGCCCATTCATCGTCAATAACAACAATGTCATACTTTTCTATAAATGGACATTTGCTCATGTAGTCATTAATAAGTTTTTTCTTTTCCTCAAGAGTCATAAGTTTACCCATTGAACAGTTAAAAACAAAAACACATTGATAATAAATATAAATAAGAGCATCCAACTAGGCATTATATTTTTTCCTCAACATGTTTAAAGACATAACCAAGAGATTTAATTCTTGCTATATCATCTGTGCTTAAAGTTTTTTGCTTAGTTAAATTAGCAAAAAGTTTTGCATCCTTGCAAACAGGATAGACAAGTTCATTGCCATAAACATTTTTTTTCTTAACGTATAAAATCTTATCCATATTATTCCTCCTCTAAGTGATAAGCATTTTCTATGTAATCATGAATAGAATTTTTAAGCTTAGTTAAGTTCATGTTAGATGCGATAACCTCACCATCATAATTATCCCAAGCTAGATATAATAAGTTACTACCTTGAGTGATGCTAAATCTATCTCCTTTAAAACCTGTAGGAATATCTTTTCTGTAAAAACATTTTCTACTAGGTATTAATATTTTTGCTTCCATAATTAATTCCAATCTAGTTAATAAATTAATTTAAGAGGAAGGGTGACCTGTGGTGACTGCCTTCCTCTTGTTGATGCACTATTGCATCGTTGAGCATTAGATAAGTTCATAGTTCGGTCTGCGTATGTTTTGTTAGTGGGGAGTGTGTATATTAGTTATCTGCAAAATAACTGCAACTTCTTGCCCACTCATACACATCGGTCACTTTCATGGTCTAATGCTCAATGATAAAATAGTAGAGGGCCAATGAATGGCCCTCATAAGAAACTGAAATAAATAAAATCATCCCCAAGACAAATTGCTCTTTAATTTTTTTGCCACTGTCAGAGACTGACAAAAATAAAATCCAGAGAAGATTTTCTGCTCGACTCCTCTCTTGCAATGTTGGTCTAAGTGATATGCTCTAGAGACCGATGTTCGATACAGTGTAGAAATATAAACTGGAGGGAAAGCTAAACCTACCCCCTCCCCTTTGGACACGGAGGGCAACCAGAGTATACTCGGTATTTTTTGTTATATGCTAAGTGGTACAAAAAAGACTTTCGCCAAAAAATCAAATCTATAAGAACTATTTAAGCATTTTTTACTTATTTACAATACCTAATAATCGGCAGTAATTAAGGATAATTAATAACTACTTATATAAGATATGTAAAAAAGAGTGCAAAATTTACCAAAATAAAAAATTAAAATGTAGCTATAAAGTTCACTATATTTATTAATTATTTTATGTACCAATAAATATACAATCCATAAGGTACGTCTCATGAAAGCAAATATTACAATTGATAACTTTAGAAATTTATATTTTCAAATGCCCAAAGGTCAAAGAAGCATAAGACGATTGCATAAAGATTTAAAAGAGAAATATAAAAACAAAAAAACATTACCATCACTCGCAACAATATTTAGATATTCAAAAAAAGAAAATTGGATTGAACAAAGTACAATCGTAGACAGTCGAGCAAATGAAAAAGCAATGGAAAAAATAGTTGATAAAAAAGCAGTAGAGTTAGAACAGATAACAGACCAACTAAAAGAGACATCAACACTAGCACTTGATAAGGTACTCGATGCACTCAGAAAAAATGTTGGCACTGACATAACTAAACCAGAACAAATTTTAACAATGGTAAAAGCAGGAACAGAAGCAAGCAAACTTGCAAACCTATTACAAGGCAATCCTACAAGTATATCCGGACATGTTGCTTATGACTCGGAGGATGTAACAAAACTAAAAGAACACATTAAAGAGTTATATGCATCTATCAATGCAGACTTAGTACAACAGAAAAAAGATAAACTAAATTAATGCTCACAATGTTACGACATCAATTTGGTTGTGTGTGTGAATGTAAAGAGCAATGCTGTAGTCAACAAGAATGCACTGCTGAAGAATGCAAGTGTAAAGAGTTAGAGAGAACAGTAGAGTTTGAGTTCCTCATGGATATTGAAAAGCCAACTATACACTAATGGTTACTTACACAGAGTTCATTGACGCATACAAAAACAAAAACGCAGAGGAATTAAAAAAAATTAAAACATGCAGTCATACAGATTGTATGGAAGAGGATGTTGCATTCATAGATGCAAGTAACGGACTAGATGTTAAGTTCTATTGTCTTAAACATTGGAAGCCAACTAAGAGTTCACCAACTGATACATTAGACTTTTTAGATAGTGTTTAGTTATTATAAAATTTTACTATTATATATTCTTAGATGTAACTGAAACGATAGGTTACAGGGTTGGCAGTTAGAAGACGTTCTATTAGTTGAAAGTATATACCCTCGATAAGTAGTGTTATCTCATGTAAAAACCTGCCGAGATAAAGTTCTATAAATTACTTTTTTGCTGACACTCTGAGTGCAGAAAATCTTTCAGATTTGCTATCAATACTGCCAGATAATCCTGCATTGCTGTGAGGTATATATAATAAGTCTTGATGTACTAATTATAAGTTACGATAAGTTTTATTATTGTAACATATCCTAGTAAGTATTTGATAAATAAGGATAATGTATTTGTAATTACTTGTGATAAGACTTAATTATCGGAACTAATCCTATCATCAATGCATATAAATTGCTTTTTATAGGTATATGGGCAACATCCATATTAGGCATTTGCATAATATTGACCCCCACCCCCCATGTCGTGTCGTCTTACTAACATCCATACAAGGGATAGTGACTTACCATGCTAGCAGGGAAAAGGGGGTATGGTAAAAAAGGTACCGATACACAGATTTTTTTTAATATAGTTTCATAATTCCTCCCAAATTATGATAAGAAGGGGTCTGTCAGAAACGATAGACCCCGACCAATATGAGTATATCAAAAGAAACACAACAAAAGATAGCAAAGTTAACTGAACTTGTAGAGCAAGTACGAGAATTAGAGTCAAGAGAAGACGCTAAAAACTCATTATTAGGCTATGCAAAGTTTCAGATGGACAATTATAAGTCCCCACCGCATATAAAGCTTCTAGCAAGCAAATTAGAGGCTGTAGAGAGGGGGGAAATTAAGAGGCTAGCTATATTTATGCCTCCCAGACACGGAAAATCGATACTTACATCGGAGTTTTTCCCGGCTTGGTTTATGGGAAGGAACCCAGATAAGTATATTATCTGCTCTACCTACGCACAAGACCTTGCAGATGACTTCGGAAGGAAGGTTAGGAACCAATTACAGGCAGAAAATTATAGTAATATATTTTCTGATACAAAACTAGCTACGGATTCAGCTAGTGTTAGGCGATTTCACACTACGAGGGGTGGAGTTTACTACGCTGTGGGTGCAGGCTCTGCAATCACAGGGCGTGGTGCACACTTATTGCTTATTGATGACCCCATAAAAGGCAGGGAGGAAGCAGATTCTCAAGCAATGAGAAAGAACCTACTCGACTGGTACAGGTCTACGGCTTATACCAGACTTATGCCGAATGGGTCTGTAATACTAATACAGACCAGATGGCATGAGGATGACCTAGCGGGATGGGTTTTGAAGGAAACAGGACACGAAGGTTGGGATGTAGTAGAATTTCCTGCTATCCTAAACAGTACAACGGCCGAAATGCTCGGACTAGAAGAGGGCGACCCCCTATGGGAAGATGCATATCCAATAGAGCGGTTAGAAGAAATTAAAAAGACTGTAGGAACAAGAGAGTGGACATCTCTCTATAACCAGACACCATCGATTGAAGAGGGTAACGTCATAAAGAGGTGGTGGTGGAAGTATTGGTCAAAAGAAAAGATGCCCAATATTGAGTATGTCATACAATCATGGGATACAGCATATACAGCGTCAAGCACATCAGATTATTCTGCATGTACCACATGGGGAGTATTTAATGGACAAGGCGGTTTCAATGTATTTCTATTAGATTCCTTTAGGGAGAGGTTAACCTTTCCGGAACTAAAGAATGCAGCGATACGATTATACAACGATATGCAACCAGACCAAGTTCTCGTTGAGGCAAAGGCGAGTGGTTTATCTCTGGTGCAGGAGTTGATGAGAACGGGTATACCGATTACACCATTTAACCCAAAAAGAATGGATAAACTTGCAAGAGTGCACTCAGTGGCACCCTTGTTTGAAAGCGGAAGAATATGGTGTCCGGATACTGACGAGTCGGAAGCAGTTGTCTCACAGGCAGCAGCGTTTCCAAACACAAAGAATGATGACTTGGTTGATTCAATGACACAAGCATTGATAAGATTAAGAAAAGGGTTTATGGTATCACATCCACAGGATATGCCATTTGAAGAGCCGACAGGGCCGAAAGGGAGTTATTGGTAATGAATGTAAAAGAATCAATTAAGAAGCACGAAGGATTTAGAACAAAGGTATATCTCGATACGCTAGGAAAGCGAACTGTGGGATACGGCCATCTTTGTGTAGAGGATTACTGGGAGGATGATGTTGAGTACACAGAGGCACAACTCGACAGAGTATTTGAACAAGATTTTGCAAAAGCGGAAGAGGCAGCAAACCGACTTTGCAAGGACAACGGATGCGAGAGCATTCCGCAAGAAGCAAAAAACATAATTATAGAGATGGTATTTCAACTGGGCCCAACAGGGGTATCCAAGTTCCGCAACATGTGGAAATGTTTGTCAGAAGAAAATATGGTTGGTGCGAGCTATGAGATGCTCGATTCCAGATGGGCAAAACAGACTCCTAATCGGGCGAATGAAATGGCAAATCACATGAAGAACATAGGAGCATAAAATGAAATTAATAACAACACCATTAAAATTTTTATTTAAAAAAGGTGTAAAACTTACTGGTATAGGTTTAACTGTAAAAGAATTAAACGATTACAGAAAGAAAATGATTGATGAGGGTAAAGACCCTTTAAGTCCCGGAAACTTTATAAACGAGTATGGTAAACCATTATACAATAAAGTAAAAAAAATAGCCGGAAACTTTGTCGAAGGTAAAGCGGATGGCGGCATGATGGAAATGCGTAAAAAAAATATGGGTCTTAAAATGGCTAACGGGGGTTCTGCACTAAAACCAGTACCACCAGATAATAAAGGATTAGCAAAATTACCTACACCTGTTAGAAACAAAATGGGTTTTATGAAAGATGGTGGCATGGTTAAAAAAAGAGCTAAGTCTAAATCTAAAAAATCAAGAGGTATGGGCATAGCTAAAAGAGGCGGAAAATTTAAAGGAACTTTCTAAATGGTAATAACTCCACTAGAGCCAGTTAACCCTTTAATGCAAGAAGAGGTTACAATTATTGCAGAGGGAGAGGTAGAACCTCAACCAACTGTAACAGATAATCTGGCAGAACAACTTGATGAGGAAACACTAGATGATATTGCTAGTGAACTGATTGATGCATTTGATGCGGATGTCCGTAGTCGTAAAGATTACGAGGATACCATCAAGAAGGGTATGGAGTTACTAGGATTAAAAATAGAAGATACGACTAAACCTTTTCCGGGTGCGTGTTCAGCACATCACCCAATGATGATTGAAGGAGCAGTGCAATTTCAATCACAAGCAATAAAAGAATTGTTTCCATCTGGTGGCCCTGTAAAGACACAGATAGTTGGAGAGAGAAACGAGGGTTCTGTAAGACAAGCAAACAGAATCAAAGAGTTTATGAATTACCAACTAACAGAAACAATGGAAGAATACTTTGATGACTTCGACCAGATGTTATTCTATCTTCCTATTGTGGGTAGTTGTTTTAAAAAAATATACTACGATGAAAGTTTAAAAAGACCTGTATCAAGATTTATACCAATTACAGATTTTGTTATATCATACAATACAACAGATTTAAGAACCTCTGGTAGATACACGCATATCATTCGCATGACGCAAAACGAACTGCGAAAGAAAATTGCTAATGGTTTCTATATGGATATGGAAACTGATATGAATCCAGAAGAGGATGACTCAAACGATATAACACAAAAGATACAAGACATAGAGGGTATTACACCTTCAAAGAATTATCAGAAGGATGGTAGATTTACTATTCTTGAAATGCATGTTGATTTAGATGTTCCCGGATATGAAAAAGATTTTGCATGTCCATACATTGTTTCAATATGTAAAGAAACAAAACAGGTATTATCTATTCGTGCAAATTTTGAAGAAGACGACCCAGACTTCAAAAGAATACAACACTTTGTACATTATAAATTTTTGCCGGGTTTTGGTTTTTATGGATTAGGTTATGTTCACTTACTAGGTAATCTACAAAAATCAGTTACAACTATACTTCGCTCATTAGTTGATGCAGGACAGTTCTCTAACCTACCGGGTGGCTTTAAAGCTAGAGGCATGCGTGTGGAAGGAGAACAACCTGTAGGTTTTGGTGAGTTTAGAGATGTAGAGGGATACGGAGAAGATATTCGTAAGTCTATTGTTCCTTTACCTTTCAAAGAACCATCGCAAACTTTGTTTGCGTTACTTGGTTCTATGACACAAGAAGGTAGAAGACTAGCTGCAATTACAGACTTACAAGTTGGTGACATGAACTCTAATGCACCTGTAGGAACTACAATTGCTTTATTAGAGCAAGGCATCAAAGTTATGTCTTCTATTCACAAGAGACTACACAAAGCACAAAGAGAAGAGTTTAAAATTATTGCAAGAATAAACCAAGACTTTATGCCAGATTATTATCCTTACAGAATAGCAGGGGATAGTCGTTTCATATTTAAAAAAGATTTTGATTCTAACATAGATATACTCCCTGTTTCAGACCCAAACATCTTTTCTACTGCACAAAGAGTTTTACTTGCACAAACACAATTACAAGCGGCAGCAGCAGCACCACAAATACACGATATGAAAGAAGCATACAAAAGATTGTATGAAGCTCTTGATGTTAAAAATGTGGATGACATACTGTTACCAGAAATGGGTGCAAAGAGAAAAGACCCTGCAACAGAAAACTATGCAATGATGTATGGTAGACCAGTAAAGGCATACGCATCACAAGACCATGATGCACATATAGCAGTTCACCAAGCTATGCTTAGTGACCCAACCATGACTCCACAGTCACCACAACTTGCACAAGCACTAGCGGGAACTATTCTATCTCATATTCAAGAGCACATGGCTCACAAGTATAGAACACTTGTTATGACACAGAGTGGTGCAGATTTACCACCTGCTCCAGAGTATGACAAATCTAATCCGGGCAAAGACGAACAGTATCCGGAAATGACACCAGAGATGGAGAACGAGGTTGCTAAACTACAGGCACAAGCAGCAATGCAAATGTCACAACAAAATCAGCAAGCGGCACAGCAAGCAGCACAACAACAACAAATGGCTGACCCTCGTGTTCAGATTGCAATGCAAGATTTAGCAATTAAGAAACAAGAAGCTGACAGAAAAGTTATGGACTCTCAAGCAAGAGCAGACCACAGAAATAGACAACTAGAGATGCAAGAACAAAAAGAGGCAGCAGATGCACAGATTGATATTGCAAAACTTGAATTAGAAAAAGCAAAAGCAGAATCTGATATTCAATTAGACGCTTCTAAAATAGAATCTAATGAAAGAAGAGACGCATTAAGAGCTAGAGCAAACAAGTCTTTGGCAAGAGAAAAGACTATGAGTGAAATAGCAAAACAAAACATGAAGGACAAACAATAATGGTTTTACCACTTTTAGCATTAGCACCATATGCAGGAGCAGGATTAGCGGCATTAGGAGGAGCAGGAAGATTTTTTAACTCTCCTATGGGTCAAAGAACTGTGCAAGGTGGATTAAATTTAGTAAATAGAGGCGTTTCTTCATTGCAAAATTATCTTAACCCAGTAGCAAACATGGTTAATTTAGGTCAAACTCAAGGGCAACCAATACAAAATTTAGCAAGAATGAGTGTGACCAGTATGCCTATACTAGACCCTGCTATGAATTTAGCAGATAGTTTAACACAGGGTTCTGTGGGAACAGCAGAAGCAGCAGAGCCAAGTGCAGCAGACATAGAAGAAATGTTAGAAGAAGAAGAAGATAAAGACAAAAAGAAAAAGAAAAAGAAAAAAAAGAAAAAGAAAAAAGAGGAAAAGGATGAAGAACCATCTTTAGATATGATACCACTAAAAAAAGGTGGGTACGTTAAAAAGAAAAGAAAAAGAAAACCCTACAAACCATCATCTTTTGTTAAGATGAAAGGTAGAAAACGATTTATATAGGAGAAAATTATGAGAGCATTAATTGCAAAACTATTAGAAATGGGAGCAAAAAAAATTAAACCTACAACACTTATTGAAAAGGGAAAAAAGATAGGTATTGATATTGATAAATTAAAAACTGGTGACAGTAAACTCGTTAAAAAAGTTTTAAAAGAATTAGGTTTTAAACCTAAAACTGGATTAACTTCATCATTAATAAAAGGTGGAGCAGCAGCAGGAGCAGGTTCAGCAGCAACATTAGGTGCACAAAAATTTGCAGGTGATGTAAAAGAAGAAATGGAAAAAAGCAGAATGGCCGGTGGCGGAATGGTAAAGAAAAGAGCCAAGACTAGAACTAAAAAATCTAGAGGAACTGGTGCAGCTATTCGTGGTACAAAATTTAAGGGTGTATTTTAATGTTAAAAGCTATCACAGCAGCAGGCAGATTTGTTAAATTAAAAGATTTAAAAGGTTTTATAAATAAACTTAAAAATAAAAAAAATTTAACAACAAAAGATAAAAAAGATATTAAAAAAGCTGAGTCATTTTTAGAGGATAACAAATTTGATTCAAGCATAAGTCCTGATGCTATGATGAGAATGAAAAAAGGTGGAGAAATAAAACCAAAGAAAAAACCACTATCTCCAAGACAAAAAGCACTGATTGATTCTGCAAACAGAATTAGAAAATTAGAAGCAGAAGAAGAAAGAACTAAAGGTATTGCACCAAAAGTAAAACCAAAAAAACCTATTGTTCCAAAGAAAAAACCTAAATTAGCTAATGGTGGTTTAGTAAGCGGCAAAGCACAGGCAAAAAAATATTTTACAGGAGTATTTTAAATGATTATTATTGGTAAAGGTGTTAAGGCACCTGCCAATACTAAAAGCACTGCAAAGGTTGCTGTGATTGTAGGAACTAGTAAAAAGAAAAAGAAAAAAGCTAGAGACGGCAAAAAGAAAAAAGGAACAAAATTTAAAGGTGTATTTTAATGTTAACAAAATCTAAAAAGAAAAAAGTAAAAAAAGTTATTAGTAAACTTAAAAAAGCATCTAAGGCACATGCCGGACAAGCTAGAACATTACAAAGAATAATTAAAAAAAAATAAGTGGAAATAACTAAGTTTATTAAACATGTCTCTGCAAAGATAGACAAACAGGTAACCGATAGAAAGGATGCCTTTGCTCTTGGTAAAATACCAGAGCAAGATTATAGAAAAGTTGTAGGTGAATTACAGGGTTTGCAAATCGCTAGAGATTTGATAAGGGAATCTTCTAAATACATAGAGGAAGATGATGAGTAGCACAACTTTTAAACTAGAAGAAATAGAATTAAAAAACGACAAGTACCCAAAACCAGTTGGTCATAGAATACTAATAAAAGTATTAGATGTAGCTAACAAAACTAACATGGGTATATATTTACCAAGCAAGTCTTTAGAAGACCACAGAGCAATAGCATCAATCGGTAAAGTAATAGAGATTGGTACTGATGCATACAAAAGAGATGACATGACACAATCTTGGTGTGAACTAGGTGACTATGTTATGTTTGGTAAATATGCAGGTCATAGATTTAAGTTCGGACAAGTAGAACTTAGAATTATGAACGATGATGAAATTCTGGGAGTAGTTCCAGATGTTAACGAAATAAGTTAGTTTATTTCGACTAGCTGTTATTACAACAGCGTAAAATTCTTAGGAGAAACCTATGCAAATTATACATGACTCTTCGGCTAAAAAGCCGATGCAAGTCGTTGATGATGGCAAGGAGGAAAAGCTCAAAGCGTTTGATGCAGAAGAAGCATTAGAAACTATGGAGCAAACCGAACAGCCAGAGGAAACGGCAGACGCTGATGAGACAGAAACTCAAGAAGCGAATGTTGAGGAAGAGAAAGAAGAAGAGGTTGTAGAAACTAAATCTGAACCTGTAGAGGAGAAAGAGGAAGAGGAACAACCAAAAAAGAAATCTAGACTTCAACGAAGAATAGACGACCTTGTAAGGCAGAAGAGCGTCTATGAAAATGAGCGTAATCAATATGCATCTAGAATAGCTCAACTAGAGGGTGAGTTGCAAAAAAACAACACACTTAATAAAGATTACAAACAACTTCAAAAGAATCACTACGAGAGCAGACTTGAATCAGCCGAGAAACTTTTGGAGAAAGCACGCAGCGAACATAAATCTGCACATGAGGCAGGAGACTCTGAAGGTATCTTGAGAGCAGCCGAATCAATTGCAGATGCAAAAGTAGAAATAAAATCTTTGGAAAATCAAAAACATCTTTTTGATGCTCCAGAGCCAGAGACACCAGTGTATCCATCGGTTACACCGCAAGCTCAACAACAACCTACTGAGCAACAAGCAGCACCACAACCAGACCCAAGAGCCCTGCAATGGGCCCAGACTAATTCATGGTTTGGTCAAGATGCAGCTAAAACGGGAGCAGCGTATGCTATCGATGCCCAACTTAAAATGGAAGGATACAATCCCTCGTCTGAGGAGTATTATTCTGAATTAGACAGGCGTTTGGGGGATGCATTTCCTGTTATGAAGAAGGAAGTGAAAACACCAAAGCAAGTCGTAGCGAGTGTATCTCGTGGACAATCCGCACCTAAGAAGGTCTCACTGACCCCTAACCAATTGGCAATGGCTAAAAGACTAGGTGTGCCACCAACTGAATATGCCAAGTTTGTGAGGAACACAAATGACCAATAAAAATAAAACATCGTCTGATGCGAGCACATCTAGGTCTCATCAGAAACGAAAAGTAACTTATACACCTCCTTCATATCTAGATGCTCCAAAACCTAATGTCGATGGCGTTAAATACAGATGGTTAAGAGTGAGTACGGGTGGGGAGGATGACGCTCGAAACATAGCTAAACGTAAGCGTGAAGGCTATGAGTTCGTTAAAAAAGAAGAACACCCCGATTTTGATGTCCCTGTACACGAGTCTGGAAAATACGCAGGCGTGATTGGAAGTGGGGATTTAGTTCTAGCTAAGATTTCAGAGGAAATGGCAGATGCTAAAAAAGAGTATTTTGAAAACAAAACTCAAATGCAGACTGAAGCCGTTGATAATGATTTATTAAAAGAACAAAATCCATCAATGCCAATAACACAAAGGCGTAATAGTTCTGTATCTTATGGTAAAAAGAAAGGTGCAGAATAATTTAGACGAGGGTGCGGGTTTAACTATTTAAACAATTAGGAGAATAATTATGGCTAATGTAGATGCCGCATTTGGTTTGAAACCAGTGAGACATTTAACAGGCGGACAAATTCGTGCTAATGAGTATAAAATAGCTAGCGGAACATCATCTAATATTTTTAATGGTGATTGTGTAAAATTACTGGCTTCAGGTTACATTGATGTAGCTGCTGCCAATGAAAGAATTTTAGGTGTGTTTGCAGGAGCTCAATATACTGCAACAGACGGAGAAGTTAAGTTTGTTAAATACTTCCCAACTGGAACTGCAACACAAGCAAGTGGCGATGTCACTGCTTATGTATATGACGACCCTAATATTATTTTTGCTGTACAGTCAGCAGGTAGTGCAGACTTCAACGATATTGGTAGTTTAGCTGATATTGTAGCAGGTTCTGGCGATACCCTTACTGGTCAAAGCAGATTTGAAATTAGTGGAACAACGGGTCAAGCAAGTGCTCAATTAAGAATACTTCGCAAATTTGAAGACCCAAAAAACTCATACGGAACTAACGGAGTCCTTGAGGTTCAAATTCATGAACATGAACTTAACCAACACATTGACAAAGAAGATTCCGATGTGGGCGTATA